TTTACATTCATCTATCTGGTTTATATTGCTAAGGACATCAATTAATTGGAGAGAGTTATGAACAAGCAAGCAAAAGACAGATTTATTTGTTGACTATAAGTGGACATTGTTATGATTAGTTGGTTTTGCAAAAAAAGGATCGTGGCGTTAACTAATCGCCTAAAAGATCTTGAGGATTTATATAACAAATCAATTGGGATTTATAGCCTTGGTATGCACACAAAAGATTTGTTTTCATCGCCGCGTGAGGTTCAGGATTTTGTTTTGCGGCAAATTGTAGTAACAAAGGAAAAAATTAAATACTGGAACCGTGTTCTCAGAAAAGAGGATATGACTAAATGAATAAAATAGAGAAGGAAGTAGCATGTGACAGAGATGTTGTTAAGCGTAAGTTAAATTGATACACTATAACCTTGTGATGGGCAACCATTTAGCGAGGTTATAGTAATGTCAGCAGGCGGAAGGCCAACCTATTACAGTGATGAAACTGTACGAAAGGCAAAAGAATATCTTCAAGATTATCAATCTTACGGTGACGCAGTACCAAGTGTTGCTGGTTTATCTATAGCGCTAGAAAGAAGCAGAAGCACTCTTTATGAGTGGGCAAAAGACTCAGATAAGAAAGAGTTTTCGGACATACTAGAGCAAATCAACGCCACTCAAGAGAAAACAGCCTTATCAAAAGGGCTTACTGGCGACTTCAATTCAACAATTGTTAAGCTTTTACTCGGCAAGCATGGATACCATGACAAGGTAGATCAAGAGCTAACAGGTAAGGGTGGAGAGCCTATTCAGTGGAACCTTGTAGGTGTGCCAAGTGCCTCAAGTTCAAATACCTGAAAAACTAATCCCATTATTCATAACACCTAAGCCGCTTAAGATTGCGGTAGGCGGTCGCGGCTCTGGTAAGTCAGAGTCCTTCGCTGCTGCAATGGTAAAGGCTTGTGCGGATGGTGAGCGGGTTCTTTGCGCAAGGGAATTTCAAAACTCAATTGATGACTCTGTACACTCATTACTTAAAAGAAAGATAAGTGATCTTGGAGCCTCCTCTGTTACCCCATTGGCTTCTAGCATTCAATCTGCTACTGGCGGCGATATTGTCTACAAGGGTCTGGCTAGAAACATTCAATCCATTAAGTCATTGGACAACATTCGCAAGGTTTGGATAGAAGAAGGTCAGACAATTAGCCAAGAGTCTATCGACATTCTGTTTCCCACTATTCGACAAAACGGATCTGAAATATGGGTATCAATGAACCGCGGCTCTGTTACCGATCCCATATCTGAGACATTCCTTAAAAAGGCCGAGCCAGAGCTAGAGCGCAATGGATACTACGAAGAGGACTATATGATAGTTGTCGAAATCAATTGGCGCGATAACCCATTCTTTCCTTAACAACTTGAAACCCAAAGAAAGAAAGCGATTGATGAATCGCCGAGAGCCAAATACGACCATATATGGGAGGGCAAGTACGGCGACATGATTGATGACGCGATTATTGAGCCAGAATGGTTTGATGCTTGTATTGATGCACACCTAAACCCTAAATTTAATGGGTCATGGCAAGCCGCTGGAATGAAGCTGGTAGCATTTGACCCTGCTGACACTGGGGATGCAAAGGGGTTTGCATATCGACACGGGAATATATTTATTGACGTTTGCGACAAAGACACAGGAGACGCGGATGACGGGATGAAATGGGCATTAGATAAGGCTCACACACTAGGCGCTGATGACTTTACATTTGATTACTCTGGAATAGGGTCAGGAATGGCAGGAGCGATAAAGAGTTCATTGGCTCCAAAGAGGGTCAAGGTAATAGCGTTCAATGGTGGCGAAGGCGTAGAGAATCCAGATCAGTCTGTAATTTCACACGATGGCAAGTCAAAAAAGAACAAAGACCTCTATATTAATAAGCGCGCACAGTATTATTGGCGACTTTATGAACTGTGTTACAATACGTACCGGTGCATAGTCAAGGGGCAATATGTAGACCCTGCTGACATGATAAGTTTTTCAAGCGAAATAAAATCATTGACAAGGCTCAGAGCTGAGATATGCCGAATTCCTAGAGTGCCTAGGGGCGATGGTGTTATCCAGATTATGAGCAAAAAGGATATGCTTAAAAAAGGCATTTCCTCACCAAACATGGCTGATGCGGTTATGATGCTTATGTATAAGCCGCATGTATCAGACGGTCTATTTATAGAGTTCGATTAATATGAAGAACTACGAAGATCACAAAGAAGTGTTGAAATGTCGTGAATCAGCCTTCGAGCTTGAAAGAGAGATTCGGGACAAGCAAAGAGAATGCATTAATGCTTTCGAGATGCCAGGCGGCATGTGGGACGATCGCTACTCTGGCGAAGGCACTACATGGGACGCCAAGCGACCAAAATATACTTTTGATGTTGCGAAAAAGAAAGTATTAAAGGCATATGGTGAAATTGCCAATCAAGATGTGATGGTGGACTTCAAGCCATCAGGTCGCGGGTCATCAAAAGAAACGGCGGTTAAGTTCAAAGGATTGTATCGAGCTGTTCAAGATCGTTCCGAAGCTGCTGATCTATATTCAACTGCATTAAAGCGCGTGATGATCGGCGGATTCCATGCCGCAATGATCGAGCAAGATTACATTGATGATGATTCTTTCGATCAAGAGTTATTCCTTCGTGATATTCCTGATTCAGTCAATCGGGTTTGGTTCTTCGGGAATTGGGAGAAGGCAACCGCTGAGGATGCTGACGCGGTAACTGTTGACTACACAGTATCCGATGAAGAATTCAAAGAGATATGCAAAGAAGATAGAAAGCCGGAATCTTTAGGGTGTGATTCGGAAGAATGGAACCATTGGGCGCAAAAGCGCGAAGGGCATTTAATCTCACGTCTGTTCTACAAAAAATCAGTAGACAAGACCATTTATCAGCTTCCTGACGGGACTGTAATCAGTGAGGAGGATTTCGAGAAGCTAAAAGCTGGCGGACTTCCTATGGATGGAATTGAGTCTCGCAAGCGTAAAGCATTCAAGGTTTGTGTTCGATATTACGATAATAAAGGTTGGCTAAACGATTCCGAGGAATCTGTTTTTGAGTATCTTCCTGTCGTTCCGTGTATGCCAAACTTCAACATCGTCAACAACATGCCGATTTGCTACGGCAAGTTTCAAGATTTACTTGACCCACAAAGAGCGCATAATTTCCTTGCGTCTCGCATTATGTACGATACCGCATTAGCTCCAAAGCCTAAAATATGGGTTGGAAAAAGTGGTATCTCGTCACCAAAGGCACAATCAAAACTTAAAACCTATAACAACAATTCAGACCCTGTGTTTGTTCACGATGGGTTTGACAATCCATATGACGTGCCGCAATCGGTTGAGTCATCTGGCATTAGCCCCGCTTTGAATGTCGCTGTCCAATTAACCCGCATGGGGCTGGATGATGCATCTGGACAATCGGGCGCATCCGATGGTCTGGCAATGGCAAACCAGTCGGGTGATGCAATTAGTTTATTACAGAAAAAGGGTGATGTTGTTGACCTTGAATACGCGAAGGCACTAGTGAGATTTGCCAAGCAACTTGCAAAAGTATCGATGCGAGCTATGCAGAAGCTATACTCAGGGCGCAAGACAATTAACAACGAATCTGGCGAGCCTGAAGAGGTTAGGTTAGACCGCGAAGTTATGACACCGAAAGGAATAGTTGTGATTAATGACTTAACAATCGGGTCTTATGATGTTGTTTCTGATGTTGTTCCACGCACTGAGTCAATGAGGCGCAGGTGGAGGCTGCATTACTACAAGCCATCTGAGATAGTTTATGAGATATTGAAGCGTGCATCTAAATATAAAACTATTGTGTGGCCAGATTGTCGCGGTTTTATTGAGCGACTGTGCAATAAATATAGCAAAAGGCCAGATGCTACCATTAGATCATTAATGCCTTCGCACTTGTTTAATGAGCAACTTTTTATAAAAGACGGGTTTGTGATAAATCAATATGATGCTGAAAGGAGAAAAGAGGTTAGATTATGGCAAGAAAAAATAGATAGCGGACTTAAGTCTTTTTGGCATGCTGGAGAATTGTTTTGTAGGTGCGAATGTTGTGGGATGTATGAAATTGAAGCGTTTTCATGGATGTGTGTAAAGTGTAGTAAAAATAGTATGAAGTTATACAAAAAAGAGTGTGAAATAAAAGAAATTAAATCATTAATCAATAAGGTAAATAAACTATGTCAAAATCAATTAAAACAACCGGCGATTTAAGAAGCTATTTAGCGTCAATTATGGTAAGCGTTGGGAATGGAACTTGCGATCCGACAAAAGCAAGGGAGATTGTTAAGGTTGCTGGGCAAATCAACGAATCATTTTATTCTGAAGTTAAGGTTCAGCGATTGAAAATGGACTTGCAGCAATCCGGTGATTCGTTTGGCGAAATGATTATTGGTGATGAAAAATGATCAAGAAAGTAACCGATTGGTTTTGGGTCATGCCTATCCAAAACGCAGAACTAATGAAAAAAGGCTGGCGAGAATATCAAATGGTCGAGACTGGCAAGGGGATACGGCTCTCAATAGCGAGAACAGTAGAATCAGGTCTTGCAGAGATTCGTGAAATTGCTAGCGGGATAGAAACAATGGACAGAGCAATCAGCCTGGCCAATGAATACGATGGCGACAATTGCGGAAAATACAATCTTTATGTGATTGCAATCGCTGTTATAATGATCCCGCTTTCAGTTTGGCTCATTGCCGAACTAACGTAAAACTCCGAGCCGGTTGAAATTCCGGCACATTGCTAGCCGAAAGGCTTTAGCCCCCCGCTGCATTAGTTTGTTGCGGGGTTTTTTGTGTTATAATGCTTGAAAGTATTGGGTGACGCTATGACTAAAAACGCACTTCCAACAACAATATCTCCCGTGTATCCGCAAGGCACTGATCCAGAGACGTGGAAATCGACCGAAGTTGTAGAGATTCCGGCTGGGGATTTAGAGCTTGGTTCGGGCCCTGTTTTGCATGTAGCGACCACAGGTAATGATACTACTGGTAATGGCTCTCTTAGCACTCCCTACTTGACAATCAACAAGGCGATGTCGGTAGCTACTCAAGGCTGCACAATTTACGTGCATGCTGGTACTTATTATGAAAGCACAGCTAGTTCAGTTTATGTTGATGCACAAACTTGGTTTGGCCATCCGGTGGCTGTTGGTATGCTGGTTTCAGGGCTGTCTAACAACAGATGCTCCTTACTGGCTTACCCTGGCGATGAAGGCTCAGTTACCCTCGACGGAGGAACTACACAAATCGGTATCCATGCAAATGATCATGACTACTGGAATGTGTACGGGATACGAATTAAGAACTGCCGTGAAGAAGGGATTATCAATAATGGACAAGTTCCTGATCACATACCGAACCTAGCAAACTTGGCGACGGGCTGGCGAGTAGAAAACTGCTTGGTTGATGGTGTTATCGGGGCAAATGGGAATAATGTCAGCGGTATTGCACCTTGGGGAACGAAAGACTGGATTATTAGAAACTGTTTTATCAAGAATATCAGTGCGGAAGGTTCCACAGTTGCCGCAGCTATACAAACTTACGGCACAATTAATTTGCTCGTAGAGCATCTGAAAACAGATGGCGTTGAGTTTGGTGTATTCCTAAAAGATCACTTTATCAGTACTGATGCACCACGTACACCTTATGATGGGGTGGAAGTTCGTTATTGCGAGCTTAAAACTCTTGGTAGTGCGATTAACATTGGCATTAGGGGAACTGGGAGCTGCGAAGCAGGCTATCAGTATATTCATCATAACGTCATGTATGGCTTTGACGGTACAAATGATGAGGCCATACAGTTCCGTATGGGCGGAGCGGCAGGGCAGTCAACACGATTCCGCTTTAGTCATAATGTAGTGGATATCGAAGCTGGAGTTACAATACACCTTGCAGGCTCTGCCTTTAATGATATCGAAAACGAAGGAAACATTTATATCGGTGGAAGTTATGTGCTTGCCACATTTTACGATGACTCTGAAGGACAAGTATCTCGCGTAACTCTATCAGACTATAATCTTGCAACGACATGGCAGACTGTGACGGGCTTGTACGGAACTTCAGCAACCTTTAGTAATAGCTTGGCATCATGGCAGGCTAGGACAATAGGCTCTCCTATTCAAGTTGCTGTGAATAATCCAGACACAAACTCAGCGGTGGTATCAGTAAGTGGCCTCTTTACGAATCGTGCTGCACGAGATTACACGCTTGCAGGAGGTTCTACTGCTATAGGCTATATGGCAGACGGTTCCGATGCTGGTGCGTATCAGCTTGGAACTGAAGTGATCGGCCTGCTCCCAACTTATAGCGCGGGAGTTTAGTGATGACTGACATACTTCCAATTGCTATCTCCTTCGGCGAAGCTGCAAAACCAGTTGACAGCGGTGAATATCTTGTAAGATCTTCAGCTGATAGTTTTTCTAACCTCGTTACGATTGATGACGCGACAGTTACAGTAATTGATTTCGATGCAAGCGCAGGAGCCGACAGCACGACAGGCCCGAACTACGGAAATGAGGCTTTGAGTGTTTCGCCGTGGATCAGCAACAATATGTGTTATGATGCCGCTTACCTTGATTCTGGTAACACAGGTGCGTATTCCTTCACGAGCGTTCCTGCCGGTAACTATAGGTTAATACTGGCAGCTTCTCGTGATGTCGCTCGCGGTGATGGTTCAAGGGTTACCAGGTTTGTTGTAACTACTGGGACGGTTACTGGTAGTGCCTCAGTAGATGTTGATGCGGCAAATCCGTCATCAGGTACAGAGGCTCCTTACGCAGAGTTTCTTGTTGCACCTGTTGGTGGCGTTATTGCGTTTTCTTTTACAGCTGCTCCTGGCTCAAGTTATGGGTATTTGAGTGGTGCAGTGTTAACGGAAATTGTAGCCTCAGTTTCAATAGACGCAACTCCGGCAGAGATTAGGGTTGGTAATGTTGGCCCAGATTTGGTAATCAGGATTACAGCAGCGGGCACTGCGCCAACGACGCTTAACACAGTGCTTTATATCGACGCCGACACTAACACGGCAATAGCGGTTAGCAGTGTCACCAATATCACAGGAAATACTTGGGATCTTTACTTCGACGTTCCCGACGCCTATGCAGGACTTCCATACAGTCCGACAGGTTATGTTATTATTGTAAGTACAGCTGACGGCGAGGCAACAAGCGGTAATGTCCCCTTCTTGCCTGTAGCAGGTGATGATTACGTTACTTTAACCGATGTATCAGCGACAGATATCGAATCATCGCCAGCGCTAGAGGTTCTCGACCAAGTCGAGTGGACAAATGCTGCTGTCATCGATATAGACAGCGAAGGCAAAGTCACTTCATCAGAAGCATCAGCTACGTTTGAATTTAGGGTTTGGGATCATGACGACAGCACTTGGGGTGATTGGGCCGAGGCGACATGGGGATCAGGAGGATCAGAATCAAATCAAAACGGCGTTATAGTTCTTGGAATTATTAATGATGGGGTCATATTATGAGTTATTTATTAGTTGAAAAAGCGCTTGGCTCTACCAGTGCGCAATCCGGCGGAATATTCCTTAACGCGGGAAGCTCGATTGTTGCTAGCGGGTTGTCTGGGGCTGAAACGGCGGCAATTTTAATCCACGTTAATGGCGGTAGTTTCATTGCGGCAAAAGATTCGGCGGGATCAGCGGTAAGCCTCACGGCAACAGTGAGCCAGATCACAATTGGCGGCGCTGGTACATACGCAATTGGCGCACTTGGCACAACAGCTGCTGACATAAAGATAGTTGCAAATCAATCACTGTAAAGATTTGCAAATACTCTTTTACATTCATCTATCTGGTTTATATTGCTAAGGACATCAATTAATTGGAGAGAGTTATGAACAAGCAAGCAAAAGACAGATTTATTTGTTGACTATAAGTGGACATTGTTATGATTAGTT